ACAGTGTCTGCAACTAAACCAGCAACATCAGTATTGCAAGGGATGTAACGATATACATCGTTCCAGCGATCATAGATGTACTTATAGTTAGAATCAATTACCAAGTAGGAATTGCTTCCAACTGCGGAATAGAAGTTCTTAATATTTTTTACAATATCGATATTGCTAAGTGCTTGACCAGTTGCTGAAAGAATATTTCCTTTATGTGGAGAACCAAAAGCAATACAATCTTTTCTTTCAGCAGCAATAGCAGCAATAGCACTCAGTTTTTCTTTAGTTTGTTCTTCAATTGGGAGACCTGGACCCATAATTATATAATCAATTGATACTGAGTCGGTATTTTTAAACAGATTATAAGCAGCAATAATATCTGTTGAACTGATACCATACTCTCCAGAAGACAATTTAGTGTAATCTGATCCAGCTGTAAGTGAATATGATCTAGCACCAACTGGTTCAAACTCAGAAGTTCTTTGTAAATAACCAAAGTTTGTGGCACCGACATAGATGTATGCACTTGATGATGAAATTACATCTTTAAAATAATTTGAACCACCTTGAGGTGATCTTGCATTATATGCCTTTGAAGCATATTGGAATACTTCAAGAACAGTTCCTTTTGCTCCGGAAATTAAACCATCTTCATCAACAACTGCAACGTGAACTGCATCGTATGCTTGAGCATCTAAGAAATCCTCAGCATCTTGTGTTGTTCTTGGTCTTGCAACCAATGAATTCCATCTAACTGTAGATCCTGGATACAGAGTTTTAGTTTCATACCACGCTTCGCCATTATCTACTGCTGCTAAAGTACCTGCAACTCCAGTAGTTACATCGCCTATAGCAAATAATGCACTAGTACCTGGGTTTCTTAAATATGAATCGGATTGATCTACATGAATAATATGAACAATCAAATTGCCAGATTCAGTTAATCCGGTATCAATAACTTTACCTTTTTTGGAAGTACCTACTGATACAAAAGATCCTAAGGCAGGAGCAGTAATTGCACCAGTATAAGTTAAGGATTGTCTTGGACCATGGTCAATAGTTGCAATTCTGATTGAATTACCCCATTCTCCAGCAGTTTTTGCTGTGTATAAAAATGGAGCCGTGTTTCCGGACGAATATGAACTTTCGTATACTTCGTCTCTTGAAATTTTAAATGGTTCAGCAGAAATTGCAGTTGAACCTGTTGCTGTAGTTCCTGGTGCAGGAGCAGTTGCTGTCAGTCCAGCAAAGTTAGTGTAATTGCCATATTGAGTAAATGTAACTCCAGTTACAGATCCTCCTGCAGAAACTGATAACGTAGCAACAGCAGCTGTTACTGCAGCACCGCCAGCAAATGTTACTGTATAAGTATCTGCTGGATCATAATTGCTTCCTGCATTGTCAATGCTAACTTCAACGCCAGTTGGAGCACTAATATTAATAGCAGTTACTCCTCCATTGTATCCAGTACCACCAGAAATAGTAATAGAAGTGATCTGACCATTTGTTCTTACTACAGATACCGTAGCATCATTATTACCACCATCTACAGTAATGGTTGGATCTGCAGAATAACCACTTCCTGCTTCAGTGATGCCACTACCAACAGTCAACGTTGTTGAATCTAATACACCACCAGTATTAGTAATGCCTGATCCATCTGCGGTAGCAGTTGTACCTTGAGATACTTGGAGAGTTGCAGTAAGTCCCACTGGAGCAAAAGTTACTGTTGGAGGGTTTTGATAACCTGCGCCACCGTCAGTAATTGTAACACTAACAACAGTACCAGTAACAGGATCTCTATCTGCAGTACCAGTAGCAACTCTACCACCTTCAGCAAGTGCCAATTCGGGAGCACTAAAAGTTACTACAGGTGCAGAGGTATAATTTGAACCTACATTGGTAATTGTTACTGCAGATACCGATTGATTCAATCTTGCGACAGCGTTGTACAGTGAAGATTGATCAACTCTACTTACGGAAAGAGTTCCACCGTAATTTAAATAGTTTGTAGCAGACAACCAATACTCTGCATTAGCGGCAGTGGGTTCACCGAAAGTTGAAATTAATTCACTCTCGCGAGTAATTGTTACTGGTTCTCCAATTGGACCTTTTGAAAATGGAGCAGCAAATGCTGCGATATTACCATTAGTAATATCTGCTCTTCCAGCTGTTAGGTCTATTTCCCTAACAACTACTCCAGGTGAGCGTAAAACTGCCATTTTTATCTCCTAGAAATATGTCATATTTACTAAATCTATTTATTATTTTTGCAGTTTCTAGGGGGGAAACCATGCATGAACATATTACCAGTCGGGATAAATCCAAAACCCAGTATCTTTCTTTCTTGTTTTTAGTATTCTTTTTTTCGTGCAGTCTTTACACTCATATGAATATGAAGATGGATAACCTTTTTTAGATTTTCTAATTAAGTAAAAATCTGTAAGTAAATCTTTTGTTTGATTGCAAACTCTACAAATTCTTTCATTAAACAATAAGTAATCTAAATCAAATTTATCTTCATCAAAATCTTTCATCTATATTCCCACATGTAATTCATTTCTCCATATTCACTAGTGCTTCCATTATAAGATCCTCTTCCGTCTTCGGTCAAATACCAAACATTACCTTCATTATCTACACTGTTATAATCTGTTAATCCATCATCAATAAATCCAAATGGTGCCATGTCCTGATCAATTTGATTCTTTTGCTCTTCATATAATCTCTTACGAACATCATTGTCCGTCATTTCTTTAAAATAATCTTGAGCAACTAACCATGCAAAGATTACAAGGCACATTGCCAAGTCATCATTACAACCTTCTTCAGCTTCAAAGGATTGCTTCTTTTGAATAAATGTAGTCAGTTCTGCAATAATGTCATAATCACTGATTAGCAATTTATCAGATTCAATTAATTGCTTAAGGTTGGAGCAACCAATCTTCTTAACTGTTGTACTTGTCTTAACTCCAAGTTGTGTCTTAGATCCAGAGAATCCCTGACCAACTAACTGACCAGCACGACCCCTCATGGCACACATTAAAAGATTTTCATTCTCTAAATCATATTGAAGAATAGATGCTACCTGATCACCAATATCATTTACTTCGCATAAAATAAATGCTTTGTTATAACTTGTAGAAACCTGATGAATAATGTTAGGGAACAACATAGGTTTAATCTCATTGTTCCTATAAATTCCAACAACTTTATATGGAACTGTTGTTATATCATATAAAATAAAAGCAGAGTAGTCGTTATTAGTTCCTCTAGACACATCAACAGTCATTAGATATTCATGTTCTGGAATTGGATCTTCATATATTTTCAATCCGCCACTATTGTGAATTGGTTCTTCGTATGTCATTGTACGAAGTTTTGATGCTGCAATTAGAGTATCAACAGATCCTAAGAATTCACATTCAAATTCTTGAGTAAACTGTCTTTCTGAAGTGTTTGCAATAGTCTGTGCTTTCCAAGCTTCGTCTCTACCCGGAACTTGAGACCAATGAACTTCTGTTGTTGTATACTCGTTTCTACCAAGTTCGGCATCGTGCCATAACTTGTAGAACATGTTCATCCCGTTTGGTGTTGAGATGATGATAACTTTTGTGCTTTTACCAGAAGAAATAGTAGGATAAACAGAACTAAAGAATTGCTCCGCAATATGGTTTGGAATGAAAGCAAATTCGTCGAGGAAGATGATATTAAACGACATGCCTCGGACAGCAGACGCAGATGTAGAAGCTGCCAATATCTTACTGCCATTTTCCAACTCCATAGATCCTTTGTTCCATGCAATGATACCCTGCTGCATCCAAGTGGGTAAATTTTCATATGCAAGTTGTAACCTCCCGAGAAGTTCTCTCGCAGTAGATGCTTTGTTTGCTAGAATACCAATATTCACACTATCATTAAAGATAGCATAATGTAATAGGTATGAAACTACTGTTGTTGATTTTCCTGTCTGTCTAGGAAGCTTTGCAATATTAAATCTATTTTTATGAAATGTTTCAATCATGTCTTCCTGGAAGTCCCACATTCTAAATGGGACTAGACCTTCATCAAGAGAAACAATTTTAATGTAATTTTTTGCAAAATATACAGGATCTTGCTTACATTTCAAATACTCTTTGATTTGTTCTTGAGTAAAATTAATAGGTACGTTTGCCTTTTTAAGGTTTGGGTTACCTAAATAAATTTCATTTTGCGTTAATTTTGCCATATCATTTCCACTTCGGAGGAGAGTCGGGACATGTCATCCCTGGGATTAGTGTCTTAAGAGGCATAAAGCATCCACATAAAGTGCATTGCTTTGTTGTCTTTTTATAAAATTCGCAAGACTCGCATATTGCAAGTTTCTCTGATGATGTAAGCATAATTTATAATCCTAAATTTAATGTTTAATTAACCAACAACTCCTACTGCAGTTGCTACGACATCGGACACATTTGAACCTACTTCAATAGTATCTGTTTTGTACTTTTGAATAATTGCATCTTCACTTGGGTGTACAAGTAGACTACCAATTACACTGCCAGTGTCGTCCTTCAGGGTTACTAAATGTGAGTTTCCAGAAGCATGATTGTGCTGAAGAAGAACTCTATTTGCTTCACCAAGATTTGTTGGTGTATCTGAAAGGGTAGTAGATTGCCCTTTTAATTGAAGTACTTGTGCCATTTAAAATAATGTTTATTTTTATTTATCAAAGATTGGTAATAGTAACCATAATATCGCCAAGGTTTAGTGGATCCTCGTTCCATCTTCTCACCGTAAATACAACTTTGTCAGTAAACCTTGCCACTGCAACTTGTGCTCCGTTGGTATAAACCCAATCCGTTCCATCATACGTAGCATGTACAATATAATCAGTTCTAGCAGAATATGCTGTTGGGAATGTGAGTGTGTAAAGTTCGTCTAGACCACCACCGCCAGAGTGAGAAACTGTATAACCAGTAGTTCCAGTCCAGGTTGGAGATAATCCATTCAAAGTGATAAAACCCTTTGCTACTGGACCACCCCCTACAGGATTACCACCAGCAGTTACTCCATCGGAAACTCTAAGAGTTGTATCTTCTCTGTCATAAAATAGATCACCCTCGTTGCCAACAAATGAAGATGCTGTAGTTCCACCTAATACTTCTACAAAAGCTCTATGAGTAATGTTTGACATTTGACTAAACTTTTATTTTTATTTATTATCAAGCAATCCTTGCTTAATTAGTTTTGATAATTCTGAAGTAGAACCAACAAACAATGCATTGTTATTTGTAATTTGTTGTTTGGATTTTGGTCCTTCTTCTAAATCTTGCATCTTTTGCTGCAGTGCAATTAATTTTTCAGCAGCATCAGACACACTTTTTACTAGTTGACCAGCAACTTCATATGCTCTAGGATGGTCAGTATTATTTGCAACATCTAATATTCCAGACAATGCTTCTTGACCTTTTTCTATTACATCATAAAGTTGACCACGGGTATATTCATAATCTTTCTTGATGTCTTTTTCTACATCAACAATACGTTCTGTTCTTTTCTTTGGTTTCTCTACTGGTTCAGCTGATACTATTTCTGTATCAACTTCTAGAGTATTTTCTATTCCTTCATAATTTTCCTTCATAGATCCTCAGCAAATGTTACAAGTTCATTGAATCCAAAATCATCTCCGGGTTCTACTAAAGCATCATCTAAAGTATCAATGACGCCATCTTCATTATTATCTTCTTTTGCTTTTGGTGTTACAGAATATTGTCTATATCTTCCTGGTGTTACAATATCTGTTGTTGGATATTCTTTAGTAATTGCTTCTCTAATGAGTGCCGATTGTGTAGATGGACCGTAGAAATATGTCTTGGCAGTAAAAAACATTACATATGTAATATATCTTCTATCTAAGAAACTTTCATCCCAAGTATCTTCGTAAGTGATGTTGTCCAGTACAAATGGAACATCTCTTTTTTCATCCATATCTGTAATCATATTAATGGTCACATTAAATGATGGTTGGAAAAATGGCAAGATTTGTTCTACAATCTGCAGAGCATCATTTTGTGATTTAGCAATAATTCCTAATTCAAACCCAAGATTATATGGTACTGGAACATACTGTGTTTTAATTTTAGTACCGTCACCAGTAATTACTTCAGTGTATTTTTGAATTGGTGAAAGTTTTCTACTAGAATCATAAGAGATCCCAGTCATTTCAAAATAAATTCTTGGTAATGTAATAGAAGTTTTTCTTTGTTTATTTGAATATTGTTCTAATCTAGCAATAAACTTTTGCTTTGGACCATATGCCAATGGAACTTTTTGAACCTGAATAACTTTACCTGTTGCAGGTTCAGTGGTTTTTAATGTTATGTTATTAAAAAGCGTACCAAATGCAACAATAATTTTTCTTGTTGATTCGTTATAAAAATGTGATCCTAACATTAGATGCTACCTGTGTAATTACCATATTCCCCAAAAGGATTACCTTCTGTCCAATCAATAATGTCGTCGCCAGAATTTTCTATTTCTCTGTTTTGATCATAGTTAGTATTTTCAATACTTAAAGTATCAAAAGATACTAGATCATACTCAGCACTACTCATTGTTCCAGTGATAACTTCTCCTGGTGAGAAATCTCCTGATCTATTTATAATTACTAGTTTATCGTTTCCTGTATTCCACGAAGAAACTTTAGCAGTAGTGCCAGATTCCGAACCCTGAATAACTTCTCCAATCATATAATCTCCGCCAAGATTATCACCACGATCAAGTGTAAGAGTTATACCAACATCAAGTTCAAGCTCAGATACATCAATGCCATCTATTCCAGTATCGAAATGATCTCCTCCCATATCATACAATTCTGCTATTAATTTATAGAATTGGATTTCACCAAATTGATAAAATGGATCTTCCCTATTGACAAATTTTATTTCATATAAATCTTGAGTCAGTGGATAATATAGCAAATCACCTTCGTTAGGAACTCCTGGAATAGTTAGTGATATATCGTCTTGCTCAGTTACTACTTGTTCCCATCTTCGCTTAGAAACTCTAAAGACAATCTCGTCAGTTATTTTGAGACCAAATTTACTTATGAACTCACTATTTTCATTAAATCCTTCTACATTCTGTAACAACATTTCAATCTGGAATTGATTCATAAAATTAGATTTTACTACATCATCTAAGGTATTATCTTTTACTGACATTCTTGGAATATAATAGATATCAGTTCCAAACAGTTTTATCTGTTCATCTACTAAATCTTGATAAAGATTTTTCTCGCCAGAAAATCCTTTATGGTATTGTGGAAAATAGTGACTAGTTGGCATTTTACCCGATCATATCTAGAGGTGGAACAGCATACTTACTTAATACTTCCGATTCTATCTTTTCAATTTCGACAACAGCATCTTCATATAACTGTCTACCGTTCATTGTAATTCCACCAGGAAGTTGAACATTATTAAATTTAATTAAATTTTGTCCCCACTGCCTTTTAATTAATGCAGTAGCATATCTCTTCATAAACATGTCATTATACATCTCTGTGACATCATTTGGATTCAATAATCTGTGAGCTTCAATTAACAAGTAATTACCTTCAGTTAAAAACTTTTGATTGATATCTAGATACAAACGATCTCTACGCATGTTATATCTAAATTGTTGGAATGATCCGTTGTTAAGAACCATATCCATAGACTCAAGAAATTGCTTAACTAAATAATAACTTAATATATCTACTGAACCAAATTGGTATAGATCATTCAAAAACAATTGATATTCAATTCCAAATAAATTAGATCTGATATTACTTCCTACCATTCCATATACTTTACTAATACCAAGTACATGTGATGGAACTGGAAGATAATTATTATCCTCTTTCCAAATTGTTCCAGATGCAGTTGTGCTAGTTGTTGTATCAAATCTAGCAATATCATCTGCAGTTATTTGATGAACCAAATAACATCTTTCCATTCCATTATAGCAATTCTCCTGAAAGAATTGAATTGCATCATCAATTAAATCATCGACTTGATCTACATCAACATTAATTTCTAAAACCGGGGCACCCAAACGCCTCAAACAGTAGTCAGTAAATTCATCTCTACTTGATGGTTGTGCCATTATTGCAAAGTACTTTAGAACTATTTATGTGTTGCCATCTCTTTGGACTATTTATATTATACATAAAATAAAAACAATTATGCATCTTATAGATACTTGGAACTTTGAACCGAAGACTGATCTTGAAAAATATCTTAAGTTCGTCGCTAATGATTTAAAAATTTCTCCATGGTTATCACCTAAAGATAGTGTAAGTTTTATTGATGGAACTCATGCTTATACTCTTCACAGAGAAGGTCAATTCCAAGTTCAACTTTATATTTTGCGTCCAAATATTATTGTTCCAGATCACATTCACCCTAATGTTGATAGTTTTGAAGTTGCTATAAGAGGAGTAACATTTAGGCACTCTGGAGAAATATTCTTAACTCCAAACAGAGATGATTTGGTGGGGAGAGCAATATATGTTGGTCATGATCAGTGGCATGGTGGATATTCATCTGATCAGGGTGGAGTATTTCTTTCAGTACAAGAATGGTTGAATGGTGTTAAACCTTCAACTGTTGCTGATGACTGGGTTGGAGATCCTATGGGTCCACTTCATGTGGAAAATATTTCTGCATATGATCAAATCAATCATAAAGATGAGAATGCATCCGAATAATTTCTTTCATTTGATCGTAATTGTATGGTCCATGAGAACCTACAATATCTGAAATAAAATCTGGATCTGGGGAATCAGAATCCCATTTTATAACAGTATATTGTCCATCGGGAGAGTATTGAAGATTATCTAAATTTTGAATTATCTGGGAAAAATCAACTTTTGATACTTCTCCTGCAGGAATTATAAGATATGTTCTGTTTATCATTTTATTTTACTCTTTGAATTTTTGATATTATTCCAATAAACCAACACCCATTGGATGTTATTTTATAATCTCTCATTCTCAAATTATAATTTTCTCCACACTTTAAAAATTGATTTAATCTAGATTTAGAAGTTGGTTTTGATGTTAATAAGTATCCTGGTTTTACATCGTAAATTTTCATTGTTTCTGGACAACCAATAAAAATTTCTCTATGAAAACTTCTACCAAGTGTCATTAAAGAAACTCCAACCGTAGTGGCATCTTCTTTTAACCTAACTGTTAAATTATATATCTTCCTCTCAGTCCTATCTCCACCAACTTTTCTTTTTACTCGTTTTGCGTGAAGAGTTCTTTTCCAAGTAGGAGTAACTCCACCCTGTATTGGAGTTTTTACCTTTAAAATTCTTGCTACATAATCAGACAAATCTGAATAGATTATAACTCTAGTGTAATGATAATCTGAAAATGTATATTGCCCTTTTTTAAATTTTATTTGAGATAAACTTTTTGGGTGTCTTTTATATCCTGCTCTTTTAAGTGCGGTTCTATCTGATATATTTTGTCTTCTTTTTTTCTCCTCATAACTAAAATGGTCCTTTCCAGGACCACGGGGATATAATAACCTTCCAATAGCTCTTTCCATTATTATTCGTTAATTGTAATTGTCGAACTCGTTGCTACAACTGTTCCAGAAGTACTTCCAGTTCTAACTTGCAATGTAAATGTTTCTTTATTATCCGAAACTCCATCATTTCTGGCAGTTAAAGTTACGGAACCAGTATTGTTGTTAATTGTGAAAGAACCGGAAGTTGTATTTTGGGTAAAGTCTGCAGCTGAAACATTGCCACCACCACAAGTCCAATATAAAGTTGTCCCATTGGCAACATTAGTTGTAGTTATTGTGAATGTTGTGGATTGTGGCGATCCTGCACCAGATGTTTCGTAAATTGTTGTTGCTGTCTGTGTGATGGAATATGTTGGAGGAGATGATACAGTTTCAGTCGATGCTGTTGCTTGAGATAGTCCAAGTGCCACACATTTTGCATTGTATATCTGTGCAATTTCTGCGTGAGTTAGTTCTCTATTATAAATTAATGCTTTGGCAACTTCTCCATCAACATTACCTGCTGCTCCGGCATTAGCACGACCTATGGCAACATTTGTTCCAGTTGAGGTATCAATAGCTCCAGAACTATCTGTATAGTTTACAAGTTTTTGTGCGTTATGATATAAGGTTATATTTGGAATGTCATTAGCAGCACCAGATCCGGCAGTGAGTGTGTTGGTTCCTGTGGTTCCTGATACTGCTTCTGTTTCGGATCTGTAAATACTTGTAGTTCCTCCAGAACCTCCACTATCACTGTCGCCATTACCTCTATCTCCCCTAGTGCCTACAGATACTGTGTATTGTTGACCAGCAGAAACAGTCCAACTTCCATAAGCAAGACCGCCACCGCCGCCACCTGCTCCTGGTTCGTCGGACTTGTCTGGGTCATTATCTCCACCACCACCGCCACCACCGATGACAACAGCAGAAATAGATGTTACTCCTGAAGGAACTGTGAATGTTCCACTAGAAGTAAATGTTTGTTGTGTTGTCGCAGATGAAGAAGCATTTGATGGATATGAATAACTACCCCAAACAATTCTTGCAGCTCCATACCCACCATATCCACCAGTGTATGAAGAAGAAGCAGAACCTCTTACTCCACCGCCACCGCCACCATATGCTCCTCCATCTCCACCATCAACACTGCTTGAACTGTTTCCAGCACCACCACCAGAACCGCCACTAGAACCAGATCCACTAGAACCAGCACCGTATATTCCTACACCACCACCACCGTCAGTGGATCCACCACCACCGCCACCGCCACCAGAACCGGAGGACCCACTGCTGCTATTTCCATCATTGCCATCACCACCATCACCCGTGTATCCAGCGGCGCCACCACCGCCACCGCCATAACTGCTACTGGAACCGGAGTTTCCTCCGTCTCCACCATTACCACCATTGGTTCTTTCTAGACCTGACGAAGAACCACCATTACCTCCGCTGTCTTCGCCGCCACCGCCTCCGGAACCACCGCCACCAATTAGGTAATCATTGGTGAATGTTATGGTGGTATTGGATAAAGTAGATGTAAGATTACTTGATAATGTAATAGTTCCTGTGGAGCTATTAAATGCGGTAACTGTTGTATTGGCAGGAATTCCTGTTCCACTAACTCTAGTGCCAACATAAAGAAAATTAAAAATAGCAGATGATGTAGATGTTCCAGAACCACCAGAACAGGTGGCAGCAACCATATTCCAAGTATTTGTGGTCAAGTTTTTAGTTGCTAATCTATAAGCACCACCAATCCCCATATTAAATTGACCACTGGTATTGATTTCCATTGCCCACTTTTTACCGTTTCCGGCAGTGGGGTCTCCCCAAGTTAAAAGTCTTTGAACAGTAGATGGTGGTGAGGCGTCTAATTTAAAAAATACAATGGAAGTTCTTGCTCCTGTACCAGTGACACCATTATATCCAGACAGATTTACATAGTCATCAACACCATCAAATACTATCTTACCAAAGTTTCCAGAGTTAAATGCTGCCCCATTAGTAAAGGTTCCACTATAGTTGCTAGAACCTAAATCTTGAACAGTTCCGCTATGTTCTGAAATCTGACCATCATAATGATATTGAAGACCGGTTGGTGGAATACCATCGGTCCCATAAAAATTGGAAAAACTTATGGCACCAGTCGTTGGAGCATTATCTTGACCACGATACTCACCAAGCTCTAGTGGATTCTTTCCACCGAACTCGCCTGCTATTTGTGATAAAGATATTGCTCCAGAAGACTGTAGTGTCATAAGTTATCAATTATTCTGCTGCTGGATCTGCTGCTGGATCTGCTGCTGGATCTGCTGCTGGATCTACCTCTGGTTCAGCATTTGGATCGACAAAAGTAATTGCTCCGACAGCAACCTTATTCTCAACTCCTCTGAGTTGACCTTCAAGAATCTCTTGAAGATAATCCGCATCTACAGAACCATTTTCCAAATGTGGAATATTAATAGTTCTTTTGTGGGTATGCCCGTCTGCATTTGTATATGTTACTTCTACAGTGGTGTCTTCGGCAGCATATGTTGCCACTTCATATGTAATGCTCATGGTGCTTCAGTTTCTTCCTGTACTTCGGTTTCTTCTTGGGTGGGTTCTGATTCGGGAATAGTTACACCTTTTGCTTGAAGGTATTCAATAATTCCTTGAAGTTTAAGGGCACTTTCCTTTCTAACATTAATTTGAGTATTCAACTCATTAATTTCAGAAATAAGTTTGCGCTGTTGTTCAATAGCAGATGCTAAATTTTGTTGATCTTCATTCATGGTTTTACAAAAAAATATTGTATGTGATTATTTATAACGAAAATATCATTTCGTTTTTAAATGCTCAATTTCTTGAGTCAATTTATTTATCTGGTTTTGTTGTTCTTTAATTGCTTCAACAAGCAATGGAACCAATCTCTCATATTGAATTGTTAAGTAGTTCTCTCCAGACTTTGATTCCCCATTTGTTTTAGTGTCAAATGGAGCTGGTGCAACTGCTTGAGGAAGAACTTCTTCGACTTCTTGTGCAATTAAACCAATGTCATTTTGCTCATGTTTTGGAGTGAAACCAAGTTCTTTTGATTTCTCATTCCAATCGAAAGTATAACCATTGAGTTTTTGTACTTTTTCAACTGGAGACTCAATATGATTGAAGTTTTCTTTCAGTCTTCTATCGGAAGAGTATGCTGTGACATTACCAGATGCTGCAATGTTTCCAGAAGCATCAGTTCTTACAATTGTATTTGCGCCTGTTGTTGCAGCATTGAGACCATCAAGTAAGTCAGCATCGAGACCAGATCCAGAACCATCATTGCCTGCGTG